TCCCCGAATATAAAAACAGGTGCGTTACGCACCCTTGCTTGTTCCAAATGTTTACGGATTAGTTTTCTATTACAGCCTTTAGCATCAAAATGTATATCACTAATCAGTAGAAAGTATTGTTCCCACTGAGCAGTATAATCCAGGCGCGTGTAATAACAGCCTGCCGAAACCGAAGGCTCTAGTTCGGGTAAATTATTCATGTTGTCTCCTCTATACTGGGGGTGCGAACATCCTAAATACTATCATAACAATACCTCCTAATATCATCCAGATCAGCTTCATAAGCCAACCTAAATTAGCCTCTATTGCTGCTACACGTTCTGATAATTCTTTCACCTCGCCCTCCACACCGTCCAACGCATTAGCCATACGCTCTGATGAATGGTTTAACACTTTTATATGCGCTCTAATTCTATCTACGTGTTTAAGTATTTGTTGTTCCACAAGATCTTGCTCCTACTATCTGCGCAATTGGTGAATCAGCCCAGGTTTCGTGTGGAAAACTTGAAGACGCAGTAGCAATGAAGCTATAACAGCTATGTACTATCGAGTCCAAACTCTTCACATAATCGACGTAAGTATGTGCTTTCTCGGCCTTGTCTACTCCAGGAGAGGGATTAGAAAACTCAGTAATCAATATGGGTTTGTTCCCTCTAATATAATTGCGGTAATATTGTCCGCCATCTTTCAACATACTTTCTAAGTCTGTTTGAAAATAGCAATGAGCTCCTATCCAATCAGCCTCTTGTAAAGCTCCCGCATCCTCTGCTTCTTTATAGAATGGTAAAGCAGCAGCTCGTATTCGAGGTACATCTGGTCCGGGGGATAACCCGGGCCAACCTATTTGTATCTCGGGCATCTTGCGCCTGAATACTCTGGCCGCATTTAAAAATAACTGTGCAAACTCGGCACCATTAGCCCAACATAATCCTAACCCCTCTATAAAAAGATTAGGCTCGTTGTGTAGTTCAAAAAATCGTACACCCTGGTCATACCAGGCCCGGCAATGGTCTAATGTAGCATTCAAGAATGCATCTGTAGTGCAATTGTGTTCATCAGGTTGCCACATAGCCCGAACCATAAAGAACATATTTGGATTGATCTTTTGCATGACCTCTACTGTATGAGGGTTTTCTGTAGATAAAACTTTGAAGGCTTGTATACGGGCTGTCTTGGCCATCTCTAATATAGAAGGTACAGCTTCAGAAGTATGGCCCCAGCAAGCATCTGCTGACCCATGCAACCCCCATAGAGTATGCTTTGTTTGCTCTATATCAGGCCGTGGTGCAATAGGGGCTGGGCTGTTATCGCGTACTATCTTAACACCGGGATAATGCTCCTCAAACCACTCTTCAGCACCCGGGTGTTGGCCGTGTAATATAACTGTGCGATCATCTAGATCACCGATACCTGCATCGTCATAGGATGCCGTCACACTACTGCGTGCTTCATAAGCTTCCTTCGCCACCTGTACCCACTTATCAATTGATATGTTTTGCTCTACCAGGTGTACAACTCTAGCGTACTGAGTGCGTGGATTGCCTCTATTCATTTCATTATCCACCACCACAGGTCCGGGTTGCCATAATAGTCCTGCTTCGGCTTCTCTTCGTCTGGTGAGAGCTGCGAGTTGCTTACCTCCAGCGTGATCGTAGAGTCTAAGCATTCTTGCAGCATCTCTAAACTCGCCTGAATTACACGCGATAGTAATTTTACTAATCCCACCCACACCAAGATTATAGGCCGCCGATAGTAAGCCGGTGGTCTGACTTGGGGTTGGCTCAAAGGTAAGTTTTCTGGAGAGTCTGTCTGCGTATGTTGCGACAACCTCTTGTAATCTCTTAGCCGCCTCCTCCTCTGTAACAACTTCTCCTTCGTAACCGACTGTTCCGTATCCAACGGACCAGCGTGATACGTCATAATAGGCGGTAGCCGAGAATCCTTCCCAGCTTTTGATGAAGTCAATCGTCGCATTTGTTATATCCAAAGACTTTCTCTTACTCGTTGCCTGCTTTGCGCCAATCCTGCCATGTCTCATGTATATCTTTACGTAACATATCGCACAATTCCTCCTGACTTTCAGGAGGAACAGGACCAAACATAAAATCTGTTATAAAACAAAGATGCGCCTTATTCATCTCCATCTGTTTGTTTATTCTGATTGTTGCTATCGTGTTCCACGCAGAAAATAGTACAATCACAACTACCAGACAGCTTATAGCTACATCTATCCATGCGTTGTTGTTCTGTTGTTCGCTCATCAGCTTGGCTCATTTAGATACTCCACTCTGTTTTTTATTGTTTTCAGTATAGTAAATACCGACCTTGAACCAACACGCATTCCACGCTTATTGCGTTTTTTGTCCTCACGCTTTTGAGATTTATATTGGCTTTTAGTTCTCATCAGGCTGGCTCTTCTGGGTACACCACGTCATCAGCATCATCAAAATCTTGTGGTATATCTCTTAGCTCTTGTCGATATGCTTCCCAATCTGACTTATCCTCTAAAGGAAAATCTACCATCATTACATAATCACTAGATGCTAGTTTCTTATCACGCTCCGCTCTAACATCCTTCCACTTGTAAGCCTCCTCAGCATCAGCTCGCCAACTATCAATCTGCGCTTTAGTCGGTTTGTTGATGTTATCATCTAGCCACGTCAAACCCTCACAAGCATCACCATTATTATCATGCTTTTTGATTTGCACTTGGTCGCCACCGTATGTAAATTTAGCATCAGGATATTTCCAACGTATTACTTCTGTTACTCTTATCATGTTCCGTCTACCTCCATCAAAACAAAGCCACTTGTTACTGTCCCACTATTTTGCACTCTGCATGTGGCTTCATCAGTTTCACTTCTGAATTCAATGTCGTATGTTATTTCCGCAGTAGTTGAAGGAGCGTCCACATATGTAATATCATTGGTTAGGTTTTGGCGTACACCTCCATCAGCCGTATAGCCCCATAAATCATCCAACACTACATACGTAGTCGCACCGCCTGATATGGCTCGCTTCAGTCTGAATCCAATATAGGTGTCTGCGCTTGCCTTATAACAAGAACGAATACTTGCCATTACTAAAATCGTATTACTGGTATGGGCAGGCGTTATTGCTTTCTGTAATCCTGTTACAGCCCACGTGTCTGTATTGTTTTCTTGTTCTGTGCCATAAGTTTGATATTGCACTTGCAATATCTTTCCACCACCACCTGCTGCTGCTTCAAATGCTGGTGGTGCTCCTGCTCCTGCCGAAGTAAGCACTTCTCCATCATCACCTGTAGCGATAGCTACTGGGTCGCCACTGGCATCATATGAAATGATATTGCCATCAGTTCCCCCAGCCATTTTCGCTAAAGTTATAGAATTATCAGCTACATCAACAGCAACGGTAGCAGTATACCAATTAGTGTCATCCACAGCTATATATCTGCGTGAACTACCTGCAGCAAGTTGATTGGCATCTACTGCATCGGCTGATCCCCCATCTATAGCGTCACTATCAGCAGGCCATATCTTTAGAGTCTGAGCCGAATCGTCATTAATAATTAATATCTCTAGACCAGCTACAGCAGTTGGTAATTTTACTCCATCACCGTTAGTACCCACTACAGTTACACGATTTGTATTTTTAGTAAGTGCAGTAGCACCAGCTTGAGTTTGGGTTGCACCTGCTGTAATGGAGTTAGTTACGCCAAGCAACCAAGTGTTTAAGGAGGTATTTACATCAGTGAATGCACCAGCAGGATCAGTGCCTAGCTCAGTTTGCGTAGCAACAATAGCTCGCTTTAGTTGGTTAGCCCAATTAGCGACAGGCACAAAGTACACAGTCGCTCCATCCGCATGAGTAGCTGCCGTAGTGTTGTCTGCCGCTCTAGTGGCACCAGTAAGTGTTGCCCCCGATACTCCTGTAAAATGTATTAGCTCACTATCAACCAAACAATATCCAGGCGCATTTACTCCTGATATAGTTGCTGTAGTAGTAATTGTTGTTACTGAATTAGTATGCGCACCCGACAATGTTAAAGACTTCTGGTTTACTTGATCGCCAAGTAACGAAGTATTAGAGTCTAAAGCTGCTGGATACGCTGAACTTGTGGTTTCAGCCATTGTTTACTCCTTAAATAATATTCGCCCACGCTCCATTTTCATAGGTTTGTAATTTATTTGTATTACTATTATAGATCAACATCCCATTACTTGCAAAGATACCATCTCTTTCAGCAGTAGTTAATGACGGCATCTGTATATAACTGCCTGTAACTTGTGTTTTGTCATCTCCTGCCGTTATTCTCATGCCCTGTGTTTTATCCCATGACAACGAGTCACCCACTTGTCCTAATCCAATACCAATATCATCAGTAGCACCATAATCTAAAAAGCCTGCTAATCTACCAAATCTACCGTATGCTTGATAATCAGTAGCATTTGGTCCATCACGCCTTACAATGCCGATATAAGGACCTGAATTTTCTGTACCTTCTAATTCCACCCAACCACCATATGCCGATGAGCCTGTACCGCCAAACGAAAAACTAGACTCGCCAAAGATCATCAATACACCATCCGTAAATTCTGACTTAGTGTAGGTAAAGTAGCCTGCAAATACACTACCTTGCGTACCTAGTATTGCCCTAGCCCATCCATATACACTACCGATACCACCACTAGGTGTATATGCAGTAGGTGTATAAATAAATCCAGTCTTACCTTCACCCCACATAGGCGCACGTGTTGACACAGATGCCGACCCACGAGTAATAACAGACTCGCCAGCCTCAAATGCAAAAGCACCAGTATTTTCTAGATCTCGTGCAACTGTATACCTATACCCACCTGTGATAGCATCTCCATCATTCGTAACACGTATCCATTCCCTTCTAGTTGCATCAGGCGACATATAAATCATGCTATTACGGTTCATAGCCTGTGTTTTGACATCAATGGTAAGTGCATCATCAGCTAGATCATTCAACAATACATCACTAGCATCATTTACTATGAATGTACCTGCCGTACTATGTTGGGTATTAGTTTGGGTAACTGTACTTTTGAGTAAACCACGTGCTGTAATATTCTGAAACTCAGCCGAACCTGCAGTACCGTCTATATTGAAACCACTATTATTAGCCGTATAATTGCTAGACCTAATATACTTATTATTACCATCAATAACAATATTGGGAGCTGCCGATCCGACAGTGATCTTTTGATTATCAGCATCTAGGACTACACCCGTGGCGGTTAGTGTGTCTCCACTAACTGTCCAGCCCCCTATAACACCTGACGTGGCGGTTATCAGGCCACGGGCATCTACCTGCGCAAACTCAGCAGTACCATCAGCATCGATCTTAAAGCCCGCACTACCCGTAGAATAGTTTGTGGACTGGATGTATTCATCCGCACTCAAGTTACCTGCCCTAATCTTCTCTACCGTCACGTTTTGAATATTCGTATTACCTACCTGAAGGTGAGGATGGGCCTGCACGGTACTTACCAGGCCCTCTAGCTGAGAAATTCGTTCCGCATCAGCCGTGTGACGGATCTCAAGAGCTTCGATTAGATCTCGCAACTCTTGCGCTACAGTCATCGTAAGGTCTCCGTCTGGGCCCATTTCTGGGTCATAAAAGAATCCACCAACAGAGGGATGGAGATCAATATGTCTACGCATCCATTCATCAAATTGCCATTGGTCATAGATAGTATTGTCATATACATCAAGCACATGATAGCCCATGCCTTCCAGGACATCACGCTGAAAGTCATCCCTTCTTTCTTCCACAAAGCCCGTGTGCCATTTAGCTCCCTGGACCCGGACAATAAGCGACCTGGTTGAAAACACAAAGTCCGCAACCATACCACCCAGGAATAACCGTCCACCCTGTAAGCTAGATTGGAAAGTAAAGTCCACACCATCCCGATAACCACGTTCCAATAATGCCTTATAAAGTATCCGTTCGGGTAATGTTCCTGCCACCCTCTCATGCGATACAGCGCGTTGTTCTCGTGGGTCTTCAAATCCCACCACCATTCGGAGCGGGCCACGACGATGGATGACAAGTTTTTTATCCCCAGTTTTTGGAGGATAAACCAGCTTACGTGCTCTAAGTTGTAACGGCCTAAAGTCAGGTTGTTTAGTCTTAGTAACCCAACGTGTAGCCGACTTAGATCTTTTAGTACCCGTTTTAGTAAGCGGTGTAACAATAGATTTACTTGGCATATCATGTTTCCACCAAACTTACACGTACTCTATGTTCTACATCCGGTAACTCAGGATTACTATCCGCCCGTGACCTCGCAACCTCGGTCAATGAAGCTAAATACACCTTTTTATCTTCGCCTAATAAATTTTTAAATGCCACTGGTGCAGTAGATGACCTCACAGTTTCAAGGTCACTCATAATCTGCGCTGCTGTGCGGTCATCCATTCCGCCACCATACTCACTATTAGAAGAAGCAATAATATCAAACACATACCCATAAGCTGTGTTTGGTCGCATCATATACTTGAGACTATAACTCTTTAGCACTGGTGATGATGTTCCCTGGGCCGTGAAAGCTAGGCGAAACTGTATGTTCTTGAATTCTTTTGTATCATCAAAGGTCAGGGTCGTAAAGGTGTCTTCATTAATTACCCCGATGCCC